TTTATTTTCATTTGGACTTTTTCAGGTAATTTAGAAAAGCCTTTTAATTTATTTGGAACTTTTCCATTTGAACCAGCCTTTAACATAGTTCTTTTCTTCATCATACCGCCGCCCATTTTTTTAACACGTCCACCTTTCATGTATCCTTTAGGTGAAACTTGTTTGTTATATAGTCTGTTTGCCATTATTTTTTTCCTCCTCTAAATATTTGTGTTCCTTTAATACCAAAAATACTCGCCACGACGAGAATCCAAAGGTTTGTAAACCAAGATGGAAGCGTCGAAAAGTATTCAAAGAAAAGTTTTACCTTCTCCATCGCTGCTGGGTCGTCACTCATAACTGCCCAAATTAACACTAACACGGGCGCCGACAAAATGCAAAGAACAAATTCGTCTTTCCAGTCCGATTGTCTAGCTTCAAGAAGCTTTCCTTGGTAAGCCTCCTCACCTCGGGCCATTTTTTCTGCATGCATTAACTGTGCATCAGACATAGCCATTTTGGTTTTCTGCCTGTTACTATAAATTTTGCTTCCAGCTTGTAAAGCAATCTTTGCTAAACTAAACCACGCCATAAATTAGTACCACTTAGCTTTTCTTTTTTTCTCTGCTAAGATATTTCCTTGACCTTGAACCTCTGCTTCTTGTGTTTCTGATGGATTTGTTGTTTCGATCTCTTTTCCACCTTCAACATAACCATCTTTGTTCGTAAACATCTCATGGTTTAGGCCTTTTTTGTTTTCTTCTGCCATTTTAGCTCCTTTTCCTTTTAATTCCTGCTTCTCTCAAAGCAATCGCTATAGCTTGTTTTCTATTTTTAACTTTTTTATCAGATTTTCCAATAGAAAGCTCGCCTTTTTTGTACTCTCTCATAACTTTTGCTACTTTTTTCTCTTTTTTAGTTTTTTTTGTCATCGTCTCTCGCTATTATTACACTTCCAGTGCCCATATCTTTAGCATTTGGTAGTGTTTTTGATAAAATTGTTTTTTCAATCGAAGTATTAGCTCTTAATTTTGCTAATTCTTCGTTTTGATCAAGTTTTTCGTCTTGATTTTGTTGATTCATCATGGCTCTCATCTTATCAAGGTTGATTCTGTCTTCACCTTCTTTACGTTTTCTTTGATTTTCTTGTGCTTGAAGGTCTAATTCTCTTGCTCTTAGTTTAGCGATTGGATCATTATCAAATTGAGAAGTAATTTTCTTTTCTTCCATCATAAATTCACCCATCATGTCAGCTATTAGTTGAGCTTTCCTTGCTTCTATTTTTTCAGAAACCATTCTAACTTGATTTTGCATATTTGGATCCATCATTGCTTGTGGATTTTGTTGCATCATCATAAGTTGTGACATTTCATTTCTAAATTCTATCTCAACTTGTTCTTGAGCCATTAAGGAAATATGTTCAAAACAATTTTTCTCAAGTGCAGCCATAACAACCGGTGCATTTCTAGCCATGTTAGTTGCCATAAAATTTAAGTGAGCAGTAATGTGAGCCCGATGATCCTGTCCTGGAAATGCTTGGAACGGTTTCCCAGCGAGAGCATCAATGTGCTCTATCGCTGGGTCCTTTGGTATCGGTGGTTGTGGACGAACTAAAATCTTGTCAATATTTTTTACGCCTAAAGCTTCGTACATGTTTCTGTATGCTTCATACAAATTATGTATCTGTGGATTAGATGTTGCCAGCTGCAGTTCTGACTGTGCGAGGGAAATACGCTGTGTCTGAGAAAATATGTTTGGATCTGCAACTGGCAATATATCTACTCTGTCGTCAAAGTCCATTTGCTTAATCATTCTTTGACCACCAACAATATCGTAGGGATATTCGTTAGGTAGATATAACTTAAAAACTCTTGCTAATAATTTAAATTCTTGTTTTAGAGCTGCATAAATTCTTTTGTGAATGGCAGACATTGTTCTGCTGCCTCTTTCCAACAAAGCTACTGTCGTACCCACTGCTGCTTGTTGATTACCCTCACCTACCTGCAAGTCTGCTATTGAAGCGAATCTTTGACCTGCTTGTACTACGACGCCCATAAGTGCTAATAACGTTTGTGATGGTTCTTTAAAAGGAAGCATCATAAATGAATCTTTAATGTTACCACCTGGTGCGTCTACATCTCTAAACTCACCTGGTTGAATAGACTGTGCATCATCTCTGATTCTAATTCCTCTTTGTTTAAAACCTGCAGGTAGATTTGATAAAGTTCCTGCATCTAATAGTTGTCGTAATGCAGCCGTAGCTGTTCTTGATAATCCACCAATCATGTGTATTAAACCAAAACCATAAAAACCAAGTCCTGGTAAAAATTTAAAATGTACAAAATAATCTATTTTATTCCTTAACGGATCAGCTATTTCATAGTTTCTTTTGATTGATAAAACTTCTCTAGAATTTTCTTCAAGTGTTACAACATATGGAAGTTTAATTCCTGTTGGTTCACCGTCTTGTCCCACGTCTTCAAAACCCTCTAAATCTAAATTAACATGGCACTCTAATAAATTAAATACGTCTTCGTCTCTTCCTTTTGTTTCTCCCTGAAGTTCACGTTCTTTTCGCTCAACTTCAGTTTCATTGGCAGGTCCTGGTTTTAATTCTATGTCTCTATAGAAACCAGCAACTTGTTGTTTTCTTAATTCGTTTTCAGATATTTGAACCCGATGAATGATCGACTCCGCATCATCTAATGAGGTAGCTGTATACGGAACAATCAAATCATCTGCGGGAACAAATTTAGAAACAGCTGTTTGCGCTGCTTCATCGTAGTACACCTTTTTAAAAGCAGATCCTGCTAAAGGTAAATGAAATAACATAGAATCAAAATCTGGTTCGTAGTCTTTCATTTTATCCATGATTTGATAGTTCATGAAATCTTTTACTCTTTGCGCTTGTTGTTCTTTATCTGGAGTTGGTACTCCTAAAATTTGTGTTCTGACTGGGCCATTGGCTGGTAATAATTCTTTGTAAGCCAACGCTTGAAACTGTGTAACTGCTTCAGCTAGTACAGGGTGCGTGGCACCACTTGCACCTTGAAAGGGCTCTGTTCTGTTGTCGTATTTAAATCCTAAAAGATCTAAACCTTCTCTGTATCCTCTTTCCCAATCTTTTCTAGAATTTTTATAGTCTTGATAATTTTGATACAAAGAAGTTCCAAGTCTTCCAAGAATATCATCAGGTAAGTGCTCTGCTAAATTGTCGTAATGATTTTGTCCGCCTTCAACAGATCCTATTGACGGATCATAGTTTATATCTACAGATCCATCTTCATTTTCTGTGACCTCTACTGGTCCACCCTCTTCAATAGCTTTTTGTTGCTCTTCTTGTTGAGCAATTTCTATTTCTTCAGGTGATGGTACTTTTATCTCTTGCTCTACGTTTGGAAGAGACTTGTCTATGTCTGCCATTTATTTTCTCCAATTTTACAGGTTTAACAGTATTATAATTAATAAGCAACCCCTCAGACTGAGGGCCTGATTTAGGGGGTATGGTTTTAGTTAATTTCATATTCTGCCACCTTCAGCTGCACCAATCATCATTTCATCAGCTGCTCTATCTCTCTCAATATCTTCTTCTAATCTCTCTTCATCTGTTAGAGCTTGTCTTCTTTCATACTCATCGTAAACATCTTTTAATGCACCGGCTCCGATGGTTGCTAATCCAACAGGTGTAAATGCTCTTGCAGCTTTTCCAAAAGGATTAGCTGCTACTCTTCCTATTGTAGATAAAATACCTTTTCCTGCGGGTGCAAAAGATCCAACAAGTTCTGGCGCTAATAAAGCTGCACCACCTGTTTTAATATTACCTTGTCTTAATTCATCGGCTGCAAAGCCAGCTGCTATACTTGGTTGTCCTAAAACTTTTAATGCAGTCAGGAGAGATCGTCCAGCAGCTTTTGCTGCTTCCTCTCCACCAAGAAAACCTACTGACTTTTGACCAGGTAAATCTACAAGTCTACCATCTGGTTGCAGGCCAGGTTTAAATTCTTCTGTAGGAATTTTAATTCCTTTTTTTAAAAAATCTTGTTCAGCTCCTTCTTTTAATAATAAAGCTTTATAATTTTCTTTTATGAAAAATTTATCTATTTTTCCTTGTTTTCCTACTCCAATTTTAATTGCATCATCTAATACTCCTAAATCTAAAGCTTTAGTATAATCAATAGGAGTTGTTCCAACCTTTAAATTAAAAGGGTCTATCTGAACACCAATAATTCTACCTTTTATGTCTGGATCATCAAATTGAGCTTTTGCAACCAATTGAGCTATGTCTTTGTTGTTTGCATCAATACTTTTTCTAAGTTCTGGAGTTAAATTTTTCTTGGCTTTATTAAATAATAAAACTTGTTTTTTATAAAGAGGTTCAAGTTTATTTTCTACTAATTTTATATTTTTTCTATTTACGTCATCTAAATCTGGTCCTACAGATGCAATTGGATAATTAGCCCCTAATTTTTGAAATTGTTCGTAGCCACCTCTGTGACCTTGATCTATTCTTACTCTAGTATTTCCTCTTTTGTCTGTTACAAAAGCCTTCTTTCCATATATCTCATCAGCTATTTCTCTTTTTATGTTTGCAAATGTTTCTTCTTGAGTTTTTACACCTAACTTATCCAAGGATGTTTCTCTTCTTTCTTGAAACTCCGCTCTGGATTGTCCTGGTTTTTTAGGTTCAAATTCAAGAGGTTTTATTAAATCTTTATCTTTAATTATTTTTTGATTAAGAAGTTCATTTCTATATGAATTAAATTGTGCAATTTTTCTGTCATATGCAGTTGTAACTGTGCCTGTTCCTTCTGGTAAAAATTTTCTAGTTATTTCACCTAAACTTTTCTTTTTATAGTTTTTTTTAAAATAGTCTCTTTCTTTTTTAGAAAGACCTGCTGTAATCTTTTCTCCTCCAAGTGTAGGAGAATCAGGAATTCTTTTTATATTTAAGCCCTCTTTAATAAGATTATCTATAATTTTATTACGTGTCTTAGGACTTCCTGAAAGAGTTATTTTATTACCATCCACATTTTTAAAACTTATAAGGTTTGAACCAACAAGATAAGGTTGATTAGGTAATGCTGTTTTTTTAAATTTTTTATAATCTTCTCTAATTATATTCATTCCTTTTTTAATTGATTTATTCTCTTCTGCTATATTTTTTTTCATTAGAACTCCCTCTTTATCTTGAGGAAAAGGAGTTGTAAGATTTTTATTGGTTGCGTTTAAAATTCTATATGTTTGTGTTTTAGATTTACCAATAACTTTAGGTAATTCTTTTGGATAAGGTAGTCTATCATTTTTATTTTTAAATTCTGTTACTGCCTTTTCTGCTTTTTTAATAGTTTCTTCAAATGATCCTCTAGAAAAATTTTCTCTTCTAATAAAATCTAAAGACTCATCCATCAAACCCGGACCAATCTTTTGTAAAGAATCTAAAAGTCTTTGCTTTCTATTTTGTTCTTGTAAATCTAAAAGTGCTTGTGGTTTCTCTTGTGGTAACTGTGTTTCAATAAAGTCACCCACCTTCATGTTCCAAGTTTCTGGTGTTCCAAACTCGGCCATATTATACTCCCATCAAGTAATCTAAACCTTTGCCAGGTCTGCCACCTTCAGCCATAGCGTCTGGGTCAATGTCATCAGGTAAATCTTTTAATTTATCTCCAACGTCTTTTTCTTTTGGTTTTAGGCCACCTGTTCTTTTTTTAAACTCTGCGGATATTTCTGCTGGTGTACTTCTAGGCATCTCATCAATAATATCATCTAACATATCAAGTTGATCCTCATCTCTTACAAAATATTTATTTAAATATACAAAAGGATCTTTGTTTGGGTCCGCACCTTTGTCTAAATCTGTTCCAAATAATAAATCATCATAGTCACTCTCACTTAGATTTTTACTAATCGTTGGTTCTTCAACTAAGATCTGTCTAATAATAGGTCTTCTTCTACCCTCTAAAAAAGATCTAGTTGTATCTCTTGTTCCAAAGAAAGCATCTACAGCTTTTCCTAAAGTGTCATCCATGTCATCCTCCATGCCTTTAAAATTACGTTTGCTCTCTAATAAAGCTTTACCCATCTGACTCTTAGGATCTACTTCTGGTGGTAAACCTAAATCTTCTTTTAATGTTTCAATACCTTCAGCTTTTTTACCTGTTTTAATATCAACGACTTCTGCTTCAGGTTTTGGTTTTTTAACTGATTCTAATTGATCTGTGACACCAAAATCTCTTTTCTTTTGTTTTAATAATTGTTCAGCGTTTTCTAAAAAATTCATTTGCTCTCTTGTATTTCTGTTGGAAAATATAAACGGAGCATATTCTTGAATCTTCTCGTCAACGATGCCTTGAAGTTTAGCATCTCTAAAAGCGTCTTTGGAATAAAGATTTTTTGTTGGTGCGTTAGTATCAAACTCTTTAGGTTTTACTACGTTTGCTCTAGTGCCGATAGTTTTACTAACAAACTCTTTGCCATATAGTTTTCTTAAAATCTCTAGTATTTTTATTCCTATTGCACCCATGATTAATAATAATTCCTTTTCGTTTTAATAACTTGTTCTTCTTTTTCGTCGTCAGGATGCAATATAAAACCACCCTGTCTAAAACGCATGATAGCTTGGGTTGTCGAGTCAACCAAATCGTCATGATCACCAAATGGAAAAGCCGCACATTCCTCGATCACTTCCTCAGCAAATTCCTGGTTCGGAGCGTATATCATACCAGATTCAAATAAAGGTGCAACAGAATTAACCCTAGTATGCTTATCATTTCCTTTTGATGGACTAAAATTTACAACAGGTATACCCATCTTTCTTAACTCATCTGTAAGTGGCTGACCTGATGCTTTGGCCTCAACAATCACTGTATCTGGATCCCAATACTTCCATTGCTCAAAAGCAACTTGTTTTAACTCTGGAAAATCGTATCGTCCTTTCTTAGCATCTAATAATATTAAACTCGCAGGACTATCATCATTTAAATAAAATACACCCCATGTTGTAATGGCAGAGTAGTCTGATGTTTGTTTTTTACCAAACGCTGTATCATAAGATTGTATAACGTGCTTTAGTGCAGGTATATATTCTTCCTCCCATGGCATCCACCACTCCCGTTTGATAATTGCTCCTTCTTCTGATGTTGGGTTCTGCATGTATTGAGCATTCCATTTCTGTATACCCGTTGATGCTTTCACTGCTTCTAATTCTTCTAACTTCCAATACTCTGGCCATAATGGGTCACCACTTGGCATGATCGCAGGGAACTCTATAATCTCCCATTGATCAGCTTTAGCCTCTCGCTGCGCGCCTAACAGACACCCCGTTAAATCTTTTGTATTCCATCTTGTCATGACAAGAATAATAGATCCACCTGGCTGCAGACGTTGACGAGGACCTGATGTATACCATTCGAA